TAGGGAAGTTGTTTCGCTTTTTTAGCTCGATGATGGTTAAATTCACGGCTATATCTCTTAAAAGCGGAGTCGGATTGTCAGGCAATAAAATAAATGAAGCGATATATGAAAGTGCGTCGTTTTGGCTATCGTCTATCACGTCTTGATTTATTTGTCCGCTTCCCTCAAAGTCGCTTAGCTCAAGTAGCTCTTTATTTGAAATTTCTTTGAGCAGATCATCGTTGGTTATCATTACGCTTAACTCCATAATATTTTAAGCCTTTTAATAGCCGTTAAAGGGGTATTAAAACGTTTAAAACATTTTTCTGGTATGTTTGCTCGTCTTTTAAATTTTAAGGGCTGTGAAGCCCTTAAAATTGATTTACGCCATTTCAAGCTCAATGATCGCATCAAGTCTGTTGCAGATCGGTATCGGTCTGCTTTCGCTGACTATCGCCCAGCCTGTACCTTTTGGCAAAACTTCAGGCGCAGGAGCAAAGAATTTCGTTGGAGCTCTTCCTATGGCTGAAGTATGGTTTGCTCTGGTATAAACAATCTCAAACATCTCTTCGCTAAGTGGCACGGCCACACCTTGTTTGCCGCTCATATAGCTTGTGTTCTTGCCTTTAGTGTTTTTATAGGTTGCGTTGTAAGGCATGAAAGTTTTTCCATAAACTTCAAGGCTCAAAGTTCCGTCTTTATCGACTAGATTAGCAGTATGATTTTTAAACATCTCGGCAGCTTCGGCTTTTTTAAGAAGCTCGTCATAAAGCTCTTTTGTAACAAGCGCGATATAAGGCCTGCTTTTGCCAAGGACGTTTTCTTGTTCAGCTTCGATGGAGTTTATCAGCTCTATAAAGCTCATGGCTGGAGTTATGGTGATTTTTTTGCGATTAGCATTCAAGCTACATAGCACATTACTCTTTCCGTCCATGATTTTTCCAAATATCGCACCTATCGCCATGTATTCGATGGTATTTGTTATATTGCTCTTTTGCGTTGCCAGCCTTTTGCCTATTGCAGCCGCAAGAGATTTTACTTGCTCACTTTCGGTGTTGAGCGTTTTAAGTAAATTCATCTCGCTTGCCGGGATCGTATCGTACTGCGGGAATCTTGGAAGTGGGACTGAAATTATAGTCTCGTCATAGTTTTTAGTCACCAGGTGTTCGCCGTTTTCACTCACACTTTCAAGGATCGCGCCTGCACCTTTTTCGATGATGATGTTGTGTGAATTTGAAAGCGTCGGCGTCCATTTTTTGAAAAATGTATCCGTTATGAAACTTTTATCCGCCTTGACTTGAGTGATGATTTCTGTCATAGCATCGATCGTGAAAAATTTTAAAAGCTCGTCCATTTTTATACCTCTCTTATGATGATTTTTTGTTTGAATAGTGCAGTTTTTAGCTCTGCAGCGATACCTGAAAGTTTTACCTCGCCTAAAACTAGCACGTCAGCTTCGCTTGTAGCAGACACATTGTCAGCTAGCACACCAAATACTGCCGCAGCGTTTGCGATAGTTGCGGTTTGATTGTCGCTAGTAACGGGAGTAAAGCTCTCGCCGCCGTTTATACTAAACAGCACGACTCCGCACTCTAGCGCCTTTGTCGTCTCTACCTTGGCATTTACTCCAAGCACCTTATTTACTACCACATCCCCATAGGTTTTTGGTTTGATTTGTTCATTTGTTGGCATTATTCTTCTCCTAGTGCACATTTAACGATGTCTATCTCGTTGCTTTTATTTTTGTTCTCAAACATATCGTTTGGTAAATTTAGCTTTTGTTGCGGGACGACCGCGCCTTTTAAAAACTCCTCAAAGCCCGCAAGATTCGCCTTTGCATAGCCTAGAGCCCACTCTTTTTGAGAGATAGGGATTTTATTGGCTACGATCGCAGCCTCCACCTTAGTTTCCGCTATTTGAGTCCTCAAGGATTCGAGCTCGGTTTGCGAAGCGTTTAGCTGGTTTTTTAGCTCAGCGATTTGCGCTTCATATTGGGCACTGTTATCAGTGCCTTGCCCTTCAGGCTGCATATTTGGATTTTTTTCCGCCATATTTTGCTCCTTTATAAGTTGATTGAGATTTTTGTTGATTTTTACTTCGCCGAGTTCATCGAGAAACGGCGTATTCGTAAGAGCTACACTTTCTAGCCTCACACCGATATTTGCACCCGTCTTTTGATCGACCGCGCTGAAATTAAAGACCGGGCTAAGATAGCGATACTCTTCGTTTTTGATATATTCGAGCGCTCTATCGGTCCATTTTACCTTGCCCCAAAGCTCACTATCATCTTTTGCGCTCCAAACCTCAGTGATCCAGCCAGCTGCCGGAGCTTCCCCGCCCCACAAACTTTGATGCTCGTAATCAACTACTAGATCTATCTTGCGACTATCAAAATTTTCTTTCATCCTTTGGATGTCAAGCTTATCAACCCTGAAAGCACCGGAGTGATGACCATTCCACTCGCCAGTCACGGCCAGCAAAATTTCATGCTCCTTTTTATCTTTTAGCTCTTTTAGTGCGTAAAGCCTGCCTTGAAACAACATTCTTATTCTCCTGTCAAAAATTCATCTTTTTGTAAAAACTCGGTCTCGATCTCGCGTGTGAGCACATAGACATATCCATAGTCAGTTATGTTGTTTATCCTTACTTTTAGAGATTTTGGTTTGATTTGAAACTCGTTTGCAAGATTTGAATTTCTAAGCAATTCGTCTATCTTCTCACATAGGTTAAGAGCCTTAAATTTATTTTCTTGGCGGTAATTTTGAGCTTTGCTTGAAGTGCAGGCTAATATATGAATATTATATGTAGCGTTTCTTGCCACTACATTGTCATATTTTTCGCTTGCAAATTCAACGAATACGAAGCTTTCGCCACCTTTTATGAGTAGCTCCATCTCGTCTTTGTTTTCAAACTCACCAAGATAGGGCCTTGTGCTCTCGCAAACCTCTTTTATGGTGGCGAGCAGGTCTTTTTCAAACTCTACAAACATCATTATCCTTTTCGTCTTTGGCGGCAATTATGGAGTTTTTAAATCTTAAAATCTAATAACGTTTTTTGATAAAAAATCGTATCAAAAAATGATGATGGATTTTGAGGAATAGTTGGCGTAATATGCGCTCAAAAATCAGAGGAGCAACAATGAGCCTACTTTCAAGCATCAAAGAAAACGAAGGCTTTGATACTCACATATATGAAGACACAAGAGGCTATCCTACGATCGGATACGGTTTCAAAGTATCTTCGCTCACACGTGATGAGCTGTCGCTAAACGGCGGCAAGATCGAGCCGATGAGCCGTGAGGTGGCGGATCAAATCTTAAATTTAAAAATAAAAAAGCTCAAGGATGAAGTATTTGGCACCTTTTCTTGGCTTACTGATAAACCAAAAAACGTACAAGACGTGGTAATAGAAATGTGTTATCAAATAGGAGTGCCGGGTGTAAAGAAATTCGTAACCACGCTTCATCATATTAGAGTCGGCGAATATCGCCAGGCTTATCAAAGTGGTATGAACTCGCTTTGGGCGAAACAAACTCCTAATCGTGCAAAAAGGGTTTTAAATGGACTTTTTAACGAATAAATTCTTGTCTATTTTTGGCTTTGGGCTGGCTGCATTTGCGGGCATTCTTTGCCTAAATCTATTTTTGGAAAATTCAAAGCTTGAAAGCGTGAATTCTTTTTTAAGTAGCGAATTAAAGGCTTGCAACGAAAAGCAAGAGCGTCTTACAAAAGACTACGCGACGAGTGCAAACAACCTAAACGCTTGCAATGCTCACATCGCCTTGCAAAACGAAGCCATTCAAGCGGCGCAAATCAAGACCGAAGCTAAAGAGCCGCCAGCAGTTGCGAAAGTAAAGAAAATTTATATCGAAAACAAAAGCTGTGAGGCGGAATTGAGGGCTTATAAGGAGCTATTTAAATGAAATTTTTACTGCTTATGTGCCTAACGTTGCTTTTATTCAGTGGCTGCGCGAGTCAGGTAGTCGAGCCGCATATCATATATAAAGATGTACTCGTGCCTGTCAGATGTGACGCTGATATGCCTGTAAGGCCGCTAAATAAAGGGAATTTCGAAAGTCATAAAGCTTTGATGATCTATTACTTAAAGTGTGAGGATCTATTAAAGCAATGCATCGGGGAAAATAAATGAAAATAGTGAAGCTAAATTTAAAGCGCGCCTTGGTATTGGTGTTTGGCGGCGTGATAGTTGCGCTTTTTAGCATACTTTCATACTCGGTTTATGAGTGTATCTTCCACAACAAAGACATAGTGATGACCGCTTGGGCGGTATCGCTTGGGGTTTTTAACGCTCTGCTTAGTCCGGCTAAATTTTTGACCTTTTTCAAGGTTTAGCCATGGTGGAGAGCTATTTACTTTATGTCTTGGTGGTAGGGATAGTAGGCAGTATCGTAGGCTTTGCAAAAAGCGAGGCGGTCGGGCTTAAAGCGCTTGGTAAAAGAGTGCTTGACGGAGTATTCACCGCTTACGTAGTCTATGAGATAGCGTTTTTTTACTTTCACGATCTGCGTTACTCGCTGGGGATTTGTGGTATCGGGGCGTGGATGGGCTCAGAGGGATTGCTGCTCGCAAAAGATGTAGCGATAGAAATTTTGACAAGTTTTAAAAGAAAAAGTAGAGGATACGATGATAGAGATCGGGATTATTAGCGAAATATCCGGCGACAGAGCACGCGTAACTATCGGCTCGATGGTGACTGATTTTTTGCCTGTCATGCAGCTAGCAAACTCTTTTGTCAGAAGCTGGACTCCGATCAGAGTCGGCGAGCAGTGTGCCGTGCTTCCTATTCGTGGTAGCCTAAATGCCGGTATAGTGCTTCGAGGCATTTATCAAAGCGCTCACTTGGCACCAAGCACCGATAAAAATAAGCAAATTTGCGTATTCGAAGATAACGTAAAAATAAGCTATAACGTAAGCAGCTCTACACTTGAGATTTCAAGCCCGAAGCAAATAAATATAACCTGCGAGAATGCGAACGTGAAAGCAAAAAACGTAAAGGTAGAGGCAACCGATACGCAGATAAAAAGCCCAAGCATAAAGCTTCTTGGTAATACGCTCATCGAGGGCAGCATAAATACGGCAGGTGCTGGTGGGGGTAGCGGAAGCTTTGAAATAAATGGGAATGTGAAAATAACAGGCTCGATCAGCACGGGTGGCGACGCTAAATTTGGCGGTAGCGTAAGCGATAGCAGAGGCGATCTCACAAATCACACAAACAACGGATATGCAAGGGACTAAGATGAAATATCTAGCAAGCATCGAAGAAAGCATCAAAGACATACTCCTCACTCCGCTAGGTTCTCGCGTCATGCTGCCTGATTATGGTAGCCGCCTATTTGAGCTCATAGATAGGAAGGTAGATGATGAATTTCGCGCCGATCTTGCCTGCTACGTTATTGAAGCCGTTGAAAAGTGGGAACCCCGCGTAAAAATAGATGAAGTGAAACTCATCAGCCTAAAAGACCATAGGCTAAATTTTAAGATCATCTTAACGAGCGGTAATGAGATAGGAATTGAAATATGAAGCTAGAAAATTTACCATATCCAAACGTTATCGAAGAGCTAAATTTTAACGATCTTTTAAAGGGTATTAAAGAGCTTTTTAAAAGCTATTTAAATGACGAAGAAATTACGCTACTTGAAAGCGATCGATACTCCGCGCTTCTTGAAACTCTCGCATATCGTGAGTTACTTTTACGAGCAAGGATAAATCAAAGCGTGAAAAGCATACTTTTACCTTATGCTTCAGGCAGTGATCTTGATAATGTCGTTGCGATCTATGGTATCGAAAGGCTTCAAGGAGAAAAACCTGTAGCGGGCATCGAACTTTGCCTGTCTACCCTAAAAGATAGCGATACCATCGTGCCTGCAAAGAGCGTATTCAGAAGTGAAAAAGGGGGTATCGCCATCCTCAAAGATAGCGTAGTCATCAAACGCGGCGAGCCAAAAGCCACCGGTAAAATAGTTCTTGATGAGTTTATTAAGGAAAGCACGGTCAAATGCGAACTCATTCAAACTCCGCTACCTTTTGTGCTCAAAGCCAAACAAACATCAAATTTCACCGGCGGAGCGGACAAAGAAAGTGATGAGAGACTGCGTGAGCGAGCAGTGCTTTCGCTGGAGAGATTTTCAACCGCTGGAAGCGCAAAAGCATATATCTATCAAGCGCTCTCGGCAAATGCAAAGGTCGAGGAGGTGAGCGTGCTAAACGGCGGTCCCGGTATCGTGAATGTCTATTTGAAAACCTCCGATATGAGCGAGGCTACGCGTCAAAGCGTAGAGGATCATCTAAGCGGTGAAAAGGTCAGGCCGCTTACCGATACGGTGAATGTCAAAAACGCGACTATCAAAGATATAACAATCAGTGCGCAGCTCGAGCTAACCGATATGTTTTTAGCTGATGAGATCGATGAGGCTATCAAATCAAGTAGGAGCAGTCTAAACTTAGGCGAGGATCTAAATTTAAGCTATATCTACAAGCTACTTCATCAAGATGGCGTTTATAGGGTAAATTTAAAAGCTCCCACTATCGACACAAAAGTAAATGATGATAGCTTTATAAGGCTAAATTTTAATCTTAGCTACAAAAAGGCGGAGCTATGAGCCTGCTGCCAAATCATAAAATTAAACTTGATAAGCTGCTTGATGAGCTTTTTGGGCTTAGATTGGGTGTCCTTGACATCAGCGTCATAGATACGCTCGCCGACTCTTGTCCGGTGTCACTTTTGCCTATCCTAGCAGCCAGCTTTGATGTAGATATAGACGGACTAAATGAAACGAACGCTAGGTGGCTCATAAAAAACGCATTTAAAATTCACTTTTATAGCGGTTCGTTTTATGCCGTGAAAAAGGCGGTTCAAAGCGTAGATAGTGGTGCAATCATCATCGAAGGTAACCTAAATCAAAAATATGACGGATCCATAAGGCATGATAAAAGCAGGCTTTATGGTAGCAACACGCACTGGGCGGAGTATAGCATCATAGCTAGCATCCCGCTTTCAAAGCAAAAAGCAAAGCAAATAAGCGAAGCTGCAAAGAGTGCAGCTCCTGCAAGGTGCGTACTCGTAAGCATAGATCATAGAGCAAGCGGCGTGATCTATGACGGGCAAATAAAATACAACGATCAATTCAATTACGGAGCATACAATGGCTAATCTAAAAGAAGAAAATAAGTGGGAAGAAGGTATCTATCAGCTAGAGGTCACCGACCCGGTGGTTGGCGGGATAGACGGCATCAGTAACAAACAAGCAAAACAGCTGGCAAATAGGACGAAATTCTTAAAAGAGAATATAAATACTCTAAATAATGGAAAGCTTGGTAAAGAAGAAACAGCAGTCAATAGCAAAAAGCTAGACGACAAAACAGCTGATGCCTTTGCTCAGCTTGCAAAAGAAAATACCTTTACTAAAAATTTAACTATCGGTAGTGAAGGCTTGATCTACGCAAACAACAACGACAGCCACTTTCTCATCGAAGCCAAAAACAAAGGGCAAGCCATAGGTCTTGGCACCCCAAAACCTGACGGCTCACCTGTATGGCACTATTTTACGCATGAGGGTTTTAGGACAGCCGCTAGCGTCAATGCCAGCACCCTAAAAATCAAAGGCGTGAATACAGACGAAATCTACCTAAAAAAAGACGAAGCCAGCGACGGCACGCCAATAGGCGCATATCTAGCTTGGAGCTCTGAAAGCAAAATCCCAGCTGGCTATTTGCTCTGCGACGGTCGCGAAATTTCAAAGAGCGAATACAAAGAACTATATGAGATTATTGGTGATACATACGGCACACCAAGCGATACAAGCAAATTCAAGCTACCGAAATTCAACGACGGCCGTTTCATGCGTGGCACTGGTGGCAATGCTGCAGCTCTTGGAGTGCTGCAAAGTGATGAAATCAAGGCTCATACGCATGACGTTGGTGGAGACAACGACATAGGACGTGGCGCAAACAAAGTCCAGCCAATAGCAGGGCTTGCAGGGTTTGATACTTTGCCAGCCTCATATTCAAACACTGGGCTGATAGGAACAACAGGCGGTATCGAAACAAGACCTCAAAACAGCGCAGTTGTTTATATCATCAAAGCCAAAAATGTCAGAGAGCAAAAGCAAAGCGAGCTAGACAAAACACCATACGCTACCGAAACAAAAGCCGGCATCATCAAAGTCAAAAACGAAATCACCGGTCAGCAAGAGGACGTAGCTGTGAGTGAGAAAGCGGTAGTTGGCATAGCAAGTATCGGTATCAATCAAACTTGGCAGGATATGACTAGCCAAAGACAGCCAAACGTAACCTACACAAATACAACAGGTAGGTCTATTTTCGTTCTTGTGCGAGATGCTTCCGCTAGTGGAAATGGTAGAAATTATGAGTTTTATGTCGATGGTGTGAATATATGTCCAGGTAGTAGCGTGAATACAACATCTATTCTACATCTTTTTGCAATTATCCCGCCAAACTCAAAATATAAAGCAGTTGTCGGAGCCCCTTTCAAATGGTATGAGCTTCGCTAGAAAGGAAAACAAATGAAATATTTCAAAGACAAAAACAATCAAATCTATGCACTAGACGACAAAGATGTAGCAGACTTCAAAAAGCAAGGGTGGGTTGAAATTTCAAAAAAAGAAGTAGATGAAATTCTAAACCCCGCACCAAATGAGGAGCAGATCAAGCAAAAAGAGCTAGCTGAACTTGACGAGCAGATAAAAGAGGCTGAGGGCCACATCAGACATGCCATACTGATCGGAAACGATGCAGTGCTTCCGGAGCTTCGCGAGGAATACAAAGAGCTTCTAACCCAAAAAGAAAATCTGACAAAAGGAGACGAACAATGAGAAAAAGAGTCAAACGCTGCGAGATTTGCAGCTCAAAGCTAGATAAAAATGGTGATTGCCCGTGGAGTGGTTGCCCGAAAAGTCCAAAATATGAGCTAGAGACAAAAGAGCTGGAACAGCCAAAAGAGAACGAAAAAGGTAAAAAATGAGAATATCTAAAAAACAAATTTACCAGATCTTGACAAATATAATCATAGAGCTTCCATTTGAAATTTTAGCATTTCTGGTAGTTCCGATCGCTCTTATTTTCTGCAAGAAAGAGGACGAGCACTTGCCAAAGTGGGCGAGCTGGTTTGATGATCCTGACTATGGCATCAACGGCGATGAGGGCTGGAAAAGCGAGCACTTCCAGGGAAAAGAAAGGACATACTACGCCCGCTTACGCTGGCTTTTGCGAAATCGTATCGGTGTCTTTTCAGTCAAATTTCTAGGCGTCAAGGTGATAGACATCGAGCCAAACTCCGTCATCACGCAAGGCAATCCAAAGGTCACTTCAAACGACGGCATCGTATCTGACTGGTGTCTAGTGAGCTGCAAAATGAAAAACGGCAAAGAGCGATTCGGATACTACCGAACTATCAGATACGGTGGAATTCTCAAAAATTTCTATTGTCGGATATATCTAGGTTGGAAGCTT